CAGGCTTGGCAGGGACTTCAAGAACTTCTTCTTGATGGCCTTACCTTCTGCTGCACCCTTGCCAATGATCTGTCCGATCTTCCCATCGCCAGCACCATACAAGAATCCGTAGATAAATGTCTTGGCGTTGTCTCTAGTGGGTAGGCCAGCCGCCTCCTGATTCACAGTATGAATGTCACTCTCCAAAAGTTTAGAGATATAATCATCATCATTCATATAGTGAGCCAAGCAGCGTAGCTCTAGGCCAGCAGCATCGCAGCCAACCAGTACCATACCATCGGTAGCTGTGAACAGGGCTCGGTACTCTGCATCCCTAGGAACCTGTGCCATATTAGGACTCCGGTGCGTACACCTACCTGTTACAGCACCGTTACCTATGACATGACCGTGCATCCTACCCTGACGCTCCAGCTTGAGCCAACCAGCCTTGCCATCCCCAAGCTGACCCATACGTTTCTGCAACAGTAGAACCTTAGATAACATCTGAGCTTCAGGGTAGGGGAGCCCACATAGTATAGTCTCATCCACCTTAGGCTTACCGTTCTCGGTGAAGTCAACAGGTTCCCAACCCATAGTGCGAAGCCTCTCTGCAATGTGGTCACGACTAAGGGAGTTGAAGGGTACTCTCTTGATCTTGTTCGGCCCCTTCACTACGTCCTTAGCTTTGTGGCCAGAGGCTACCGCTGCTGTCTTAGTTTCAAACAGTTCATTCCCTGCCTTCCAGAAGGTAGACTTCATCTGTATCTCCTTGGGTGGGAATACCCCCTGCAACTGATCATCAAGCACCAGCTTCTCCCCTGCCAGCTCCCCGTACAATTTGTTAGCAGCATTCACATCAAAACTAAAACCGTGCATCTCTTGCATAGTCATAATCGTTGCGAACTTGTGCTCCAAATCCAGAGAGATAGCCGAGTAATCCTTAGCCTCGAAGTTAAGGAATATCTTGCGGGTAATCAGGGTGTCCTTGATGCAGTACTGCTCCATCTCAGGACTCCAAGTGTCGAACCCGTGCTGCTCCTTGAAGGCTCCCTTGAGGTGACCAATGCGGTGACCCCAAGCCTTCAAGCTATGACTACCGATCAGCTTGGGAGGGAGGCTCTCGTCTCCCTTCTGTCGCTTAGAGAAGTCCTCGTCCCGTATGTCAGCGTGGATAAGCCTACTCATTACCAGAGTATCCATTACCTCTGCCTTAGGAGTCCAACCACGGAGCTTCTTCAGTACAGGTATGTCATAATTAATAACATTATGTCCCAAGATTACATCAGCCCTGTCCAGCATAGCCAACCCATCATCGATGGAGTAACGGGATTGACCCCCGTACTCATCGTTGAAGATAAAGGATTCCTCAGTGTCCACATCGGTTATCGCTAGACAATGGATGCGGTTTACTTTGGGCAGGAGATTGTTAGTCTCTAGATCGAATACAACTCTAGTCATACCTCTGTCTCCATCATAGCCAGCTCTGTTAGGCGACCTGTATCATGACCATACTCCAAAGAGGTAGCCACTCCTGTCTGCCCAGACCAGCGGTTCTTTAGTACTCGGACACGGGTAACATCTGGTTCTTCTTCATCCTGTTGGTTGCGTTCCAAACCAAACACCATGTCACTCAACTGTGCGATACCAGCAGAGCCACGTAGTTGGGACAAGCTAGTCAGCCCTCCCTCTTCGTGTCCCCTGCCATCAGGTCTGCGGAGGTGACTCACCAACAGTAGACCAAACTTCAGTTCCTCCACTAGAGAGCGGAGTCTTGTCATAGTATTATCAATGAACCTACGTTCATCTCCTGACTCAAGGCCAGACACAACAATGGAAAGGTGATCCAAGAATATATACTCACAGCCACAGCCTGTAATCATGTACCGCATACGGTTCACTAGGTTGTCGCTATCCATAGAACCAAAGTGGTCATACAGGAAGCACTTGCCAGAGCCTACGGTAGCCTCAAAGGCAGCTCGCTTTTCTGTAGCGTCAGCCACGGCTGGATTCAGCAGTACATTCTTATTAAGATGCAAGCTCATCAAACCGAGTGCAGTCCTCCGCACGTTCTCCTCCAAGGCAATGTAACCCACGGTACTGTCCCGCTGGATCAGGTCGAAGGCAATCTCCTTACAAATCTGAGACTTACCAATGCCAGACCCAGCACACAAGGTAACGATCTCTCCCTTGCGTATGCCGTGAGACAATGCGTTCAGTCCCTCCCAAGGGTAGGGAGTACCATCGTTCACGAGCTCTTTGGATACTGTCTCCCATAGCTCTCGGCCATCTACAATACCATCGGGCCTGAACACAGGTGCGTTCCAGATTGCACGGATGATCTCTGCCCCCTGCCCAGCTACCAACATCTCATTGGCATCCTTGAGGGGGAGGATGGCTAGCTTGGCCTTACCAACAGGCAGTACAGCAGCACACTCCTTCGCTGCCTTACGGCCAGCATCATCATTGTCGAACATAAATATAATTTCCTCAAATCGACTGAGGTAATCCAAGTTCGATGCAATTATTTTCTTAGCACCTGCTGCTCCATTAGGGAGGGAGACAACAGGCCATTTGTAATCCTGCACCTGACTCACACTGAGTGCGTCGATCTCTCCCTCTGTTATGACTAGCTTCTTACCGCCAGACCACAGGTGTGCGCCATACAGCCCAGCCTTTGAGAAGTCTCCCAAGGCTAGGAAGTTCTTGTTAGGTAGTCGTATCTTCTGAGCTACGATAGCACCATCCTCACCATAGAAGCTGGCGATGTGACAGGTAGACCCGTTGTGTGTGCCTACCATGTAGCCCCACTTACGACAGGTAGCTTCCGTTACGCTCCGATTACGAAGTTCTTTAACACTTCCCCATAGGAACCCTGACCCTCCGACTTTAGAGCTGCCATTAGTTGCTTGGTGTTTGCTTTCAGTATTGCTACCTCCCTCTTTTTCATGGGCTTGGCAGTTGAAGCAGTAGGAGTGTCCGTCGTCATAGGTTGCCCGTGCATCGGACGACCCGCATTTTTCGCATGGTTCATGGCTTATAAATGTACTGTCTTGTTGTTCGGTATTCATATTAGCGTTGTTGTTGCGTTGTTTCTTCTAAGCAAACCACGATGCGGGTGGAACCTTATGAGCCCACAAGAAATCATTCTTCTCTGCCCACATCGCGCAAGTTGTTTTAGAGCCTTTTGTTATTGGTAGATTAGCGTTCTGGAATACAAAACGAATATCAATATTAGGGTTGTGCTCTCTTACGAGCTTATGTTTCTTCCGGTCACCAGCCGAGAAGAGACCCTTTGCCTCGATGAAAAATCCCTTGCCCTCGATCCTAAAATCAGGACAGTAGAGTTTGTTTTCTTCAGGCTTCACAAAGGGAATCTTCTCGACCTCATAAGACCACACCTGTCCAAGATCAGTGAGCTTGGCAGAGAGGTAAGCCTCATACTGTGACCGAAAACGATGTGCCACTTACAGTTCGTCCTCCGCTACCGCAGCCATAGGGGCCACAGCATCGTTGTCTTCACTGGCGACAATAGGAGCAGCAGTAGCTGCAACAGCTTCTTCTGGAGCGATGTATCCTCCAGCGTGGTTAGCAAAGCCAAGGCTCTCAGCCGAGGCTTTCTTGAACTCGACTAGCTCCACCACTTGCACAGCATTGAGACGTAGCTTGAGGCCACAGCCCATAGCTGCCGTGAAGTACGGAGCAGGGACAAAGTTAACGACAAGCTTGCTGCCGCCGCCAACTACAGGGCCGACGAAGCCCTTGCCTTGTCCATCATAAAGCTTAGGACGTTGCACCCAGCTCTTACCTGTCTGGGTTGTGACGTTGTGCTTCATCGAGAACTTGAAGTCCCACTCACCTGTCTCGTTACCATCTTCATCGATGGCTGGCTTCACCGTAAGCGGTGCGCGTTTGAGGTTAGGCTTGCGACGAGTCTTCATCTGATCGGTGTGCCACTCGTCAAGCTTGGCATCCAACGTGTTCTTCAGTTCCTGACCAGCCTCGGCGGGTACACGCAGCGTGACGCTGAAGATACCAGAGGGATCGAACTTGTAGTCGGGCTCGTTGAGACGAGGGTACACAGCCACGCCCACTGGCGTGTTCAACTGTTCATTTTTATGGTTACTCATTTTAGTTTTGGTTTTTGCGTTATCTTAGTTGCTTAGCACGGCTAAGCGTTACCGATACATATACGCCGATTCTCTAACCCCGTCAACATTTAATTTACCAAACATTGACGAAAAGCTGTCCACAGTGTCCTCTAACACCTGTTTTTCTGGGGCTTTAAGGCTGAAAAATTTTTTCCAAAAAACTTTGGGGTCTGCTGAAAACATATCAGCGTTGGTGTCACGGAGGGTCTGGAGTAGCTCATCCATATCACAGGCATGGGTACTAAAAGAATCATGAACAGCGGCTACAGAGCTAGCCTTAGTGCGAGAGAGGGCTATGTGCATCACCGAGGCATCCAAGCTGTGAATGAAGTTAGGAACGAAGGCTCTCCCCATCTTAGCCGTGTCTACAGCTTCCGTCTCAGCGTTGTAGTTGAATGAACGAATGCGCCCAAAGAGTAACGACTTGACTTGCCTTGTCTTTGTTTTTTTGTAGTCCTGTACGATAGGGAATCCGCTAGGACTTTGCCAAACTAAGGGTGCTCCTAAAGACTTACCTAAGGCTTCCATATAGGACATAAGTACAGAGAACTCAGGGTAATCTTTATAGAATGAATCTATAATAATAAAAGCTAGGTAGTCTGCTGCTTTCCGTAGTCTACCGGAGAACAAGCTGGAGTTCTTACCCCAGTACCACTGTATGATTAACTCTGTAGCTTTATACTGGGTACACCCATAGGGTAACGTCATAATTATTGACTTGACTAAGCTTCTGTCTAGACCTAAAGATAACCAATCCCAACCAACTGAATTAGACTCAAGTTTAATCTTAATACTTTCCAGAGTGAGACTATAGATGTCCTTAGGAGGGTGATTAGCCCTACCTATGCAGTTGGTGTCTTCCGCACCCTTCTCATACTTAAGGAGCATAGACATAATCTGTAGCCCATTGCTGGATGCGTCTATCGATATGGGCATATGGCTCTCCTTCAGCTCACCCTTCATCCACTTGGATGCCTCCAAAGCCCACGCAAGGAACTGCCACGGCTCTTCAGCACTAGACCACCATAAGTCTGCCGTAGGATCTTCTGCTATGAGGTGTAGTCTCTCCCTACATCTCCTAAGCCACTCGTGGGGTAGCATATTGTCTGCGTTACCCCACAAAGTGTAGCCGTACTTCAGAAACCACTTCTCACCCTCCTTGGTGAGAGGTTTGCCCTCAGAGAACTCAAGAAGACCACGGCTCAGGTCGCCAGCCTGAAAGTTCAGGAAGTTAGGC